ATTATGGCAGAGTGTGAGTTCCAATGAAACCTTACAAAATTAGTTATAGAGATCTTTATGAGTATCCAGTCAAGACGACGCCTGAAAATGTTCAAGAGGCAAATGAGGCACTATTTCGTGCTAAAATGACTCTTCCTGCTGCAGCAAAGCACTGTGGAATGACTCAGAAAGAAATGAAATTAACCTTTTGGGAATACTTGAAGTATAACAAACCTGATTATGAAACGAATTGAAGTAATTACAACTGAATCCCGATTGGAAGTTTATTGTTATCGAACATTTCTTGATTTTGAAAATCTTAAGGTTCTTGATCTTTGGAAGAAAAATAGAAATAATACTGATGTGGTGAGATCTATTACTCGTCCGTTTTATGACTTGGTTCATTCTCTTTCAGTACCTTCGGGATTTATTACTGAGAGGGCTTTGGAAAAGAAGAAAACTGATCATACTTGGGTACTATGTAGAGATCATTGTTATTCTCCGCAATTCATTTATCAGATGTTAATGGATAATCATGAACTATATGTAAATGATTATGATAAGTATTTTCAGATATTTAAAACAGCATGTACTACCATTGACATTTTATCTGAACAAAATAAAAGTCTTTCTCTTCTAACTTCAAATAGGGGAGGAAAATATAAAGTTTATGTACCAACTGATAAAAAATATCAGTATTTGGATATTAAACTTGTATCGAGAAATTATGGAAGACAGTGGTATAATAAACCAGCAGATCCTGTTGATAATTATATTATAACTCCACAGGAACTTTTGGATTACGAAAAAGGATTTTTGGCAAAATAATATGTTATCTATTGAAGATGCAATTTGGGCAGCAGATCAATTTATAAAGTACTACTCTAAGTTTAATCGTATCGATGATTATCTTCGATATGTTAAAAGGAGTAGAATGGATAATGCATCTGGAAAATTGTTCGGACCTGAAGATGAGATTTTTTCAAATTTCAATCTTCATCCAAATGAAATGTCATTTTCAATTCATGAGGTAGATACTAATCCCAAAACAACATCTAAGTATAATCAAGATCTTTACTCAGAAATTTTAAACGATACTGCTTCAAATCCAATTGAGGAAGCAATTCCTGGCAGAACTTTAAAGTGGATTGTGACTGAGGATACTACAAATAAAATAATTGGGGTAGTCCGATTTGGATCTCCAACAATTAATTCAAAACCAAGAAATGATTATTTTGGTGAGGTTATTTCACTTTCCAGAATTAACAATGAGTTTGTGATGGGATTTAATATTGTTCCCGTTCAACCATTTGGATACAATTATCTTGGTGGAAAACTTCTCGCTCTTCTTGCTTCTTCCAATGAACTCAAGCGACAATTTGGTCGTAAATATGGAATTGATCTTCAATACTTTGAAACAACTTCATTATACGGTACAACAAAGGGGGTATCCATGTATGATGGTCTTAAACCTTATATTCGACATATAGGAGATACTGAAAGTAATTTTCTCCCACTTTTTCATGATGATTACTTCAAGGAAATGTTCTGGTGGTTTAATAACACTGCAAATGGTGGCGAAAGACTCATCTCTGCAGATAAGTCTTCAAAGAAATTGAAGATTCAAACTAAGATGATTTCTATTATTAGGAATTCCCTAAAAGGTCATTCTAAGTTGAATGAATTCAATTCTTGCATCGAACACGCAAAAACTTTGACTGAAAAGAAAAGATATTATCTTTCTAAATTTGGATATGAACCTCAAGAAGTCATCGAATGGTGGAAGAAAAAGGCATCAAAGAGATATGAAAAACTTAAGTCTGAAGGTCGCTTAAGGACAGAACTTGAGTTGTGGAAACATGGTAATGATTTGGAGATTATTCGATGACTTATGAATTGAAAGATTGGTTGAATTCTATCAACCAAACAAAAAATAATATTATGGATGAAGATCCTACATCTGAAAAAGAATATGCACCTTATATTATCAATCGCTGTCTTTCTGGGCACATTGACTGTTTGATGTTTGCAAATGAAATGAACCAATATCATTTTCTCCCAAAGAAGATGCAATATGACTTTTTTATAAATATTGTGAGAACTAAGAAGAGATTTTCTCCTTGGATCCGTAAAGATACAATCAAAGATCTTGATTATGTGAAACGTTACTATGGTTATAGTAATGAGAAAGCAAAACAGGCTTTGAGGATTCTTACCAAAGAACAACTAACATTTATTAAATCGAAATTTGAAACTGGAGGAACAAAATGAGCGTCGTTCAAGAACCTGTTGTAAATTGGACACCTGACCAAATGGTTGAGGTAATCCTAAATGAACCTGATGACTTTCTGAAAGTTCGTGAGACTTTGACACGTATCGGGGTTGCTTCACGCAAGGAAAAGAAAATCTACCAGTCTTGCCATATTCTGCATAAACAAGGTAGGTATTATCTTGTACACTTTAAAGAACTGTTTGCTTTGGACGGTAAACATGCAAACCTGACTGTAAATGATGTTCAGCGTCGTAATCGTATTGCTCAACTCATTGCTGATTGGGGTCTAGTAGAAATTGTTGATGTTTCTAAGATTTCTGATATTGCTCCATTAAATCAAATCAAAGTTCTTTCTTATAAGGATAAGGGAGATTGGATTTTGGAAACTAAATATAACATTGGCGCTAAAAAGAAAAAGGTTGAGGAAACCGAATGATAAAGAGCGGGTTTCACGACCCGCTTTTTTTGTGAAAGTATTATAATTATATACGGATGCCGAAAGGATCCACAAAACACAAACTCGCTTTTAAAGGAGCTACTATAATGACTAACCTAGCAACATCACGGTTTACTGCGTCCGATCTTCCAGCCTTAATGGATAGGATTACTCGCAATAGTATTGGAATGGATGAATATTTTGACCGTCTATTCAATCTTCACGAAACTACAACGAACTATCCTCCATATAACCTAGTCCAAATAAATAATGTTGAATCCCATCTGGAACTCGCATTAGCAGGATTCAAGAAAGGAGAAGTAAATGTCTACACAGAGTATGGAAAGCTTTTTATCGAAGGACAAAAATCAGATTCTGAATCGGATAGGACGTTTATCCACAAGGGAGTGGCTAGCAGAAGTTTTAAACGAGCGTGGACTTTATCCGACGATACAGAAGTCCGCGAAGTCAAATTTGAAGACGGACTTTTACGAATAGTGCTTGGTAAAATTGTTCCAGAACATCATACAAGAAAGGACTATCTCTAAATAATAATACCTGAATGGGTGGTTCTTTTCAGGAGGAGGGTGAAAGTCCCTCCTTATTGTAAAGGGAAAAAGAAATCATCATAAAGGTTGGAAAGCGGAAATTATAAATATTTTATGAACCAAGTATCGTCGCCGCAGGGGAGCAACTGGCAAAATCCAGTTGACGCTCCCCCATTTTTTTGCTATAATAAGTTGAGAGGAAAAATTTAAAATGTCAATCAAAATTGCATTGCTAAAATCTGGAGAGAGTATTATTTCTGATGCAAAAGAATTGATTTCTGAAGAAAAATTGTGTGGGTATTTGTTTGAAAAACCACATAAAATCAATATAAATAAAACTATTTTTTTGGCAGAAAATCCATCAACAGATGTTGAAAATTCTATTGATGTAACACTATCCCCGTGGATATTGCTTACACTTGAAGATAAAATAGTAGTTCCACATGATTGGATTGTTACAATTGTGGAACCAATTAAAAGTATAATTGAACTATATGAGGAAAAAGTAAATGGAAAAGCAAGTGAAGTGTCTTCTTTTGAAGGTTGATACTGTATTAATTACTGAAATTGTTGAAGTTGGTTCTGAACTTGGAGAACCAGATTGTAAACTAATTAATCCATATATTCTTAAAAAGGAAATTGCATCTGAGTATTCCTTAGAACCGTGGTTAGATTTTACAAATCAGAAAGAACTTATGATTCATTCTGATAGTATTCTTACTATCGCAGATCCAACTCCAAAAATTGTTGAAAAGTATCTTGAATTGACTGCATAATGCGTTTTTATACAAATGTTCAAATGGTCGGGGATCATTTCTTGGTTCGTGGTTATGAAAATGGAAAACATTTCATGACTCGTGAGAAATTCTACCCGACTCTTTTTGTCCCCTCAAAAAAGAATACCCAGTATCAAACACTGAATGGTGAATATGTTGAAGCAGTTCAACCTGGAACAGTTAGAGAATGTAGAGAGTTTATTAA